TACACCACTTGGGATAGCATCAACGATTTTTTGTAATTCACTGATGACATTTGCAGTAGTAACTGTACCTGCAACAACGTCAACTACGTCTGTATCAGCAGCAAGTAGAGTTTCAAAACCATCAAAGTTACCTTCCCCTGCGCTACCTTGCCAAATAGACACCTCAGTTGCTTTAGCAACCTCAGCAGCTACACGTGCGATAACGTAGTCAGAGAACAATGGGGGTAGCTCATCAAAAGCAGAGAATCCCATTTGAGCAGCTTCCCAATCAGAGTGCAATTCTTTCTTACATACTTGTAAGTTAACTTGCAATTCAGTTGGTGTAAGTACTTTCTCAGTTAGAGTAAGACCTGATGTAGATGAGTCAAAGTCGCAATCAGCAGAGCGTACAAGATTTGAGAACGCACCTACTTTCATAGCAGCTTTGTACTTAATGTTTGGTAAGATAGAGATAGCACCTTTGTCAAGTGTATCAGCACTTAGAAGGGCAGCACCGAGATATTTCCCTGCAAATTCCCCTGCATAAGTACTTCCTGTAATAGTTGGATTTGGCATTTTATATAAATTTAATTGTTAACAATTTTAGACATTACTTTATCAAAAGTACTTTGCTTTCTGTTTTGCGCATACTTTAGATTTACTTTTTGTTTGGGCTCAGGGTTATGAGTGATCGCTTCTGTTGCAGGTGTTTCAGATAGTTCCTCTTTCACTTGCTCTTCCACTTCGCTCATTTCCTCTTTCTTTTCAATCATCTGCTTGATTTCCTCAACCAATGATCTTACTTCTGCTAACTCTTCTTTAGTAGCATACTCAGCTTCCACCTCTTCAAGTTCTGTTTCCTCAGATACTTCCTCAGATGCTTCAACTTCCTCTTCCTCTTTGGCTTCTGCTTTTTTGATTTCAGCAATCAAACCCTCTTCCTCAACGACAAGGATTTGACCATCTTCCATTTGGTATTCGCCAACAGGAACAGCCACTTTCTCATCGTCTGTAAGGATAAAGATTTCATTACCTGCTTCAAACGCTTCTGCTTCAAGGACAGTTCCGTTTTCGAGTTTCGCTTGTGCTAACTCTACTACTTGGGATTGCTCGATATTTTCCACAATATCAGCAGTATCTTCCCCAAGATAGGTCTTGATTTTACTTAGAATTTCTGTCGCTTTCATAATATAATAACGTATTTAAAAATTAATTTGTATTTTGGGTTAAACTTTCCCAATACCTTGTGCTCTTAATGAGCCATCACAGCACTTAATAGAGTACGTATTATCCTCGCATAAACAGGCACGTCTTGAACCCTTAGGGCTTGTTCTCGATGGTGTGATAAATCGTTTCAGTCGTTTAATCATTTTCCTTGACCTCTGTATTTTTTCTTATATAGCTTTGAACCTTTAATACTACTCATTTTGGTTTTAGCGTGTACACCCTTTCTGCGTACCTTTGGCTTTAATACTTTTATGTAATCTATGCGTTTAGCCATTAAACTTCTTTAGATTGTTTTAATGAAGATATTGCACCCCTTAATGCTTTTAGTTCAGAATCATAATCTTTATCGTATAAACCATTGTAAACATTTTTAGCAAATTGGTCTAAACTATTAGGGCTAATACCTAAGCTATCTACTTCTTGTTTAAACTTAGCAGAGTTTTTATTAATTCTTGCTTGACGTGTTACATTACGCTCTAAAACATCAATAGCAGAAGCTAAGTCTTTAAAAGCGTTTCTAATTGAAGGTCTTGCTTTATCTTCGCCTTTACCATTGGCTAATACATCTGATTCAATATCCTGATATATAGCTAACTCTACTTTCTCTTTGCTAAATAGCATTTTGCTTACATTCTTTTCGCTCATAATTATTTATTTAATAGGGATACAATTAGGTACTTTTTTTCCGTTTTTCATTTTCATACCATATTGGACGTATCCATCTTGGCATGGTTTTTTAAGATTGTGCTGTTCGCAAGGCATATACCATACCTTACCCTCGTACTCGTGTTCGTGGTAACTCTCACAACCTATATCTTTTGCTGCTGCTATTGCTAATTCTTTTGTAGCAAACGCAAGTCTATCATCTATGATCGCCATCTCGTCATTTAGAACCTGAGAAGCTAAATCTAATTCGCCTAACTCTTTTAACTTGCTTTCAGCCCAACGCTTACCTGCTTTACCACCCCATAGAAGATATGAGATAGTGCCACACGCTTTAGTATCGCTTTCATCGTAGTACTCTTCTGCTCTGCTTAAATATGAGTACATACGTTTGATAGTTTCTTTTGAGATGGGTTTGCCTTGTGCTAATTGTTGCGCTCGTATCTTACCTACATCAGTAGCACATTTGTTGTTTACTTTCTCGTTAAGTTCAATACCACGCTTTGCGTTATTCTTTACACCACTTGGATAATCAGAGTAAGATTCTAATTCCTCTTTTTTGCCCTCTTTGTATCTGCCATCCTTTTTAACGATTCTACGAATGTATTTGAGCATATCCTGTGCTTCGTCTTCGTCAAAGTCATTAATAGGTTCTTTAGGGCGTTCCATTTTATCAGCAAAGTAACCTTCAATAGAGAAGCCCTTAACTTTTCCTGTTTTTACAAACTGTTCCCATATCTCTTCGTTGTTGACTTTTACAGCCCCCATCCAAGTTCCCACAGGTACATTTAGTCCGTACATTCTGCTTTTGTCGTGTTTCTCGTCCTCTACTATCCAACTCTCTACAAGTGTTAATCCGTTAATGCTGTGCTGATGTTCTAATGTGGCTTTGTTTTGATTGCCATTCTGTAAGTATAGCTGTGATGCTTTCTCTACTGTATCTTTTGAGAAGTAAATATAATACTCATCATCGCCCTTACGTCTGTATATCGGTTTGTTTGGGATAAGTAATGCACCGAGTAGGATACGCTTCTCGCCTGATACCTCAGCAAGTTTTATCTCTTCGTTTTTAAGTGCAATAAAATCCTCTTCAATTGCAGGGTTCTCTACGACAGATATCGCTTCTATCCCTGTTATCTCTTGATCGTCTAATATAAGTTCTACGATTCGCATATATATATAACGTATTTAGTTTAGTTTTTGTATTTTATCCTATCGATGCACCCTCTACGATGTTTCTGTCTAATTCCTGTGCTGTGCTTACATCGTTTGACACTACAAACGCTTTAACAGGTTGCTGTGCTTGACCACCTATTGCTTCTGCTAATTGATTCGTATCTGATGCACCTACAATGTTAAATGCAGGGGGTACTGATTGTGATTGCGCTGCTGCTCTTGGTGCTGTGGGTGTTACTGATGCTGCAGAGCCACCACCTAAGCCACCTGCTACACTTTTTGACTTACCTACTGCCTGAGTGATTGCACCAATAATACCAACTGCCTGTAATGCGTATCCAATCAACATCGGTATATTTTGAGGAAAACCAACCTTAGCAGTTTGTGCCGTACCCTCTGCTACTGCTGCTGACGAACGAGCTGCTACTAAACTTGAAAACGTAATTGTTTTACGAGCTTCTGCAATTAGTTCCTGAGCGTTCAAAAGTTGCTTAGCTATGAGTGCTGCTTTACCTGCTGCTGTTTCAGCACCAAACAACGCTATGGCTTGATCTACTACTTTTTTCTTTGCTGCTATTCTACGATTCTCAATATCTAATTCAGATGCAAGGACACGCCCATCTCTTGCTTGTTTATCAGCATCTAATTGAGCTTGGCTTTCTGCTTCAAGTTTTTTAACATTGTTGTTATAGTCGGTTTGTAAAGCTAATAGTCTTTCGTTTTTTTCAGCTTCGTCTGTTATCTCACGCTCTATAAGAAGTTTCTTTGCTTCGTAGTCTTGTTTTAGCTCTAAGCGTTCTATTTCACGCTCAGTCTTACCAATAAGGGCTAATTCATTTACAAGGTCTTTCTGCTCTCTAAGTAGTGAGTTTGCGTTTGTTTGTTGCTCACTTCTAAACCCTGTGATTTGTGCTTCAATACCTGCCTGTTCGTTAAGGGCTTCCTGATAAGCTATTTGTAAATCTACATTATCTTTGTTTTTAGCTAATTCTGCTTCTGCTTGTTTAACTCTTGCATCAGCGTTAGCCATCATTGTTTTTTCCTGCTCATCAAGTAGTTTGCCTAATTCATTGTTGGCAGCAATACGTTCCTCAAAACTTTTGCTTTCATCATCTCTGATTTGTCTTAGCTGCTCTGCTTGTCTATCGTACTTTTCAATTAAACCCTGATTAGCTGTTTCAGCAAGTCGTGCAGATTTCTCTAATTGTACGTTAGCTGTTGCTGCATTGACAGTTTCTTTAACGTAGTTAGATGTAGCTGTTGCAACCTTAGTAATACCTTCGCCTACTTTGTCAACTGTACCATCAACACCTGTAAGAACATCTACAAACTCTTTACTCGCTGCTTTTGCTGATTCAGCTGCACCTGAAAAATCGCCCTCAAAGAATTGTTTAACTGCTTTACCTGCAAGTCCTACTGTATCAAGCATTGAGTTAAAACGCTCAATAATGTTATTTTTAATTGCACTACCTAAATCTTTTATGGATTGCAAAGGATCGTCAAACACACTCTTAAAGAATCCTGTAACAGCACCTAAGTTGTTAACTAAGAAATTAACAAAGTCATTAAAAGCGATAGATACAACCTCAAAAGATGTGTTAAAAAAGTCTGCTGCTTTTTGGTTCTGCTGAAAAATCTCTGTGAGCTTTGCAAACGCTGCTACCACAAGACCAATTCCTGCTGCTTTAAGTGCAGTACCAATACCCTTAATTCCCTTAGAAACACCTTTTGTAGCATCCCCTACATCCTTAAAACCTTCCTCTGTTGACTTAGTGAGATTTTGGATTTCGCCTTTTACGTCCTTAATCTCTTTTATTGCCTTATCGGTTTTAGCTTCTAACTCTACTTGGATTTTTTTAGCCATTCCATATCGTTTTTAAATTGTTTAAATGCCTGTCTAAAATTCTTAGGCAGGTAATTCTGTCCTTTAGCTATTCGGATATTTTCCGAGCCATCTTTTACATAGGGTAGTAACTCTAAGATATTCTGTATCATAATTCGTTTAATAGTTCTATGTTTGATTCGCCTGTTGCTAAGTTCGTTTCTATGCTGTTGATCTTATACCTTTTGCCATTGATATCAAACCTATCAGCAAGTGTAAAATTCAAAAGTATTCTAAGGGGTAGATATGCCTTTACTTTTGTTATTCTGTTCTTTGTGTTGAACACATCTGTAATATAAGTGCTATAATAGTTTTCAAATAGCGTACCTGTAAAACTACTATCGCCTGTATATTCGTTTTTCTCTAACTTAAAATTGATATTGGCAGTAGATGTACCCGAGCTAAAAGAAACGCTGTTAGAGGGCATATTTACGCTTCCCGATACAGCTGAGTGTGTGCCATAACTACCATCTTCATTTACTACGTCTATAAAGCTGATTGTTTCTGAAGGGTTTGTGTATACAGGATAGAATAGTATTGGTTTTCCTATGTAACTCTCTTGGTTGTCATCTACGCTATAACCCCATTGTATATCTGTTTGGCTTTCGTCATCTAAATCGTAAATTCTTTCGTATTTAGGGTGTCCAAATGGGGCTACTATACTATATAAACCACCATCAACTTCTGCACCATCTTGATCTTGATAATCTGCTTTTCCCCACTCTTGACCAAATAGTTGATTATGTGTAGCTGCTAAAAATGTATCTGTATCTTCATAACTAAAAGATATTTCTCTATAAGGTAGAGCTAAGTTAACTTGACTGCTTTTTACATCTACAAACTCGCTTATATCGTATGCTGTACTTATTGATTTTTTGTTTGCATAAAAGTCATCTAAGGTGTCAACGTATATAGTGCCATCATTCTCTACAAAAGTAGTGAGGTTAAACATCTTAAACAATCCTGTCAAAAAGTCTATTACTTTTATCTCAGGTATTTGTTCAGATATAATAAATTCAAAATCAGCAGCAGCAGTAAAGTTTGTTTTGCTTATTTCTGTTTCAATAAAAAAGTAAACAGGATGGTTTCTTACACGAATATCCCATTTAATTTCAGTGAATGTAGTTGCTGTTGTATAAGTTAAATTTACTACATAAGAAGCACCACTTTGCCAATAGGATAAAAGACTAATTATTTTGCTTGTGCTTGTAATGCTACTTTCTGAGTATATCTCGCTTCCGTTTCTCGTTATACTTATGCTATAAGGGTTTGTATTAGTTCTGTTTAGTACTAATCTAAATTGATCTTTATCGGTATCAGCAGGTTGAGTTAAAACAAAAGTAGTGCCACCTGTAATATAACCTAAATGAGGTGCGCCTGATGGTGTTGTAGTACGTGTGAACCCTGTAAAATCTAATACTGTTGTAAATTCATCAAACTGCCCACCACTTGATACTACACCCTTTTTTCTGTGCAGCCACATATATAAATCATAGTAAGCATCATTTGAGGTGTTAAAGAAGTCTGTGCTGAATGTTATACCATATCTGTCCTCAATAGCTTCTATGATTTTATGTACCCTAAGTGCGTATTTTAGTTCGTTCCATGCAAGACCATGATTATGAGACCCACCACCTGTGTGATTAAATAGATTGCCTGTGTTAGGTGTGTTATCCCCACTATCGTAGTAAAGTCTTTCTGTGTGAGTAATAATCGGTGCTAAAACGTGATTAGCTATTTCATACCCTTGACCTGCTGTAAATATCTGCTCATTTAAAGTCAAAACAGTAGATACAGGTGTACCCGTTATGTAAGTCGTTTCG